GTGTCAATTTCGGGATTCAGTATCTAAGGCAATTTGAAATTGTAATAGATAGACAATGTCAAAATGCCATCAACGAATTTCAACAATATCAATGGAAAAAGAATAAAGACGGGGAGACCATCAACGAGCCTGTAGACAAGTACAACCATTACATCGACCAGGTTCGGTATGCCCTAAATGACAGGATCTTCGAGGGAGAAGAAGAAGAGGTTTATACCGCTTCTGGTCTGGGAATATTCTAAAAATATAAGGAAATGATAGGAGACCAATACCATGAATATAAAAGACATTTTAGACAAATATAAAGACGATTACTCTAAATTAACGACCGTGCTTTGTAAAGACCCGGTAGAACGGGATATTGAAACCTATGAAAAACAATATCAAGGTGAACATGATATCTTACTTCGACCTGTTAAGTTAGTAGGTAGTGATACAAAGAAGAAGCGTGTTGAGCAGGCAAAATTAGTTATCCGATATCAAAAGAAGATTGTTAACATGGCAGTATCATTCTTATTCGGTGATGCCGTGAAACTAATTTTAGCTAACAAAGAGGATAATCTTCAAAAGACTTTTACCTTAATTCAGGATGTTTGGGAAAAGAATAAACTTGATTATTTTAATAGGAAGCTGGCACGGCGGTTATTTATTGAAACAAAGGTAGCGGAGTTATGGTATACAAAAGCGTATGATGTAATAGATGGAGTAAATGGTGATAAATATGTTCAAAAAGATATTAAAGTAGCTCTCTTATGTAGCGAAAATGGTGATGAGATATATTCACATTTTAACGAGAATGGAGATATGGACGCTTTTACCCGGCGTTACAAATTAGAAGATATAGATGAAAAAACCTATGGGCATGTAGACATATATACTGCCGATAAAATCTTTAAAGGAACGAAAAAAGAATCCTGGATAGTTACAGAGGAAGAAAACCACTTTGGCAAGATCCCGGTTATATATTATGAGCAGGCTCAACCGGAGTGGACAGATGTACAAACCGAAATTGACAGAAGTGAAATGCTGATCAGTAAATTTGCCGATACCAACGACTACTTCGGATCACCTACGTTAAAGATAAAAGGGAAGATAACCAACCCACCAGATAAGGCAGAAGTAGGGAAGTTATTACAATTTACTGGTGTGACAGGTGCTGACGGTAAAACGGATTACGGGGACGCCGAATATCTCACCTGGGACCAAGCTCCTGAAGCGATTAAATTAGAATATAACACCTTAAAAGATATCATCTTTTCCATGACCTCTACACCCGATTTATCCTTCGATAACGTTAAAGGTATGGATCAAACCTCCGGTGAAGCCTTAAAATTTATGTTCATGGATGCCGTCTTAAAAGCGAAAAACAAAGAGGAAACATTTGGAGAGGCTCTGGCCAGGAGAATAAATTTATTAAAGGCAATAATAAGTGTAACCGATATGGTGGAAAAACAGAACTTAGATCAATTAAATATATCAGTTAAATTTGGGAACGTCTTACCACAAAATGTAACCGAAACTATAAATGCTTTATCCACTGCAAGGGGTGGCGAGGCAATTATGAGTGGGGATGAGGCAGTTAGACAGAATCTACTCGTCGAAGATGCTGAAGAGGATATAAAGCGATTGGCGGAAGAAAAGGAAGGCAAGGTAGCGAAACTTGGAGAATCATTTGAGGTATAAAAAATGGAATTAGGCGTTATTGGCTGTGGCGTCGTAGGCGGTAGCTTAAGCGAACTATTAGAAGGGTTAGGCCATACTGTCAAGAGATACGACCCTGCCAAAGGATTTTCTAATATTATCTCTCGATCCAAAGTTATCTTCATTTGTGTCCCAACTAAACCCGACTGCAAATTTGAAGATGTCAAAGAGGCAGTAAATTATGCAACCCTTAAAAACAAAAATGGAATAATCGCTATACGTTCTACTGTTATGCCGGGGATGACTGATAATTTCGCAACGATATACGAAAGGGAATTTGTCTATTTGCCAGAATTTCTAAGGGAAAGGTCATCTTTAGAAGACGAAATTAAGCCTTACAAAATAGTTGTAGGAACTCGCAAGGTAGAAACGTTTGAGATATTCGAAAATCTATTTTCACCTATAATCGATAAGAAGAAAATATTAATGATGAAGCCGGTAGAAGCGGAATTGGTTAAGGTTGCTTTAAATACCCTATACACCGTAAAGGTAGTATTTGCTAACGAGCTATACGATATCTGTAAGGCTTACGGGGCAGACTATTACAGGCTACTCAAGGCTTTCAAACTGGATAAATATATAAACCCTATGCACCTTGACCCCTTATTCGATGGCTACAGGGGAGCAGGCGGGAAATGTTTAAGCAAAGATATAAAGTTTTTAATTAAGGCGGGGGTAGTAAAGGGTTACCTGCCGGAGATGATGGAGTTGGCTGATGAGGAGAATGAGAGTTTGTTGGAGAAGGGGAAGTTGATTGGAATATAACCAAATAATACAAGGTGACTGTCTTGAAGTGATGAAGGGGATACCTGATAATTCAATTGATTTGGTGGTGACTGACCCGCCTTATGGAATTAATTATTTATCTAACCACTATAAATATAATAATCCTCATTCTAAAATTATTAATGACGATAAATTATTTATTGATATAGATGAATGCTGGCGTATTTTAAAGCCAACAGGAAGTTTATTCGTGTTTTATTCACAAAAGAATCCGTTGGTAGACAAAAGGGTAAAAAATGTAATTGTGTGGGTTAAAAATAATTGGTCGGCAGGTGATTTATTTGGAGATTTTGGGAATCAATATGAATGTATAGCATTTATGCCAAAAGAAAATTTTAAATTAAAAAGTAAAAGATATTCTAATGTTTGGCAATTTAAAAGAGAAATTCCTAAATATCATCCAACACAAAAACCAGTATCAATTATCGAAAGAATAATAGAATCATCTACTAATAAAAACGATTTAGTTTTTGACCCTTTTATCGGTTCAGGAACTACGGCAGTAGCTTGTAAAGAACTTAATCGTAGATATATCGGGATAGAAATATCCCCAGAATATTGCGAGATGGCACGAAGGCGAATCAGTGCCGTTCCGGAATTATTATTTACATGAGGAAGTATAAATGACCATAGAAGAATATTATGAAGCTAAACATATAAAAGCCATAATCGCATACAATCGCAAAATTCAAGCGGTATTAAATCAGGCTTCCAAAGATTTAGCTAAGAGAATTACTATATTCAAGTTAAAGAACCCGACAGCAATCTCTCAAGGCTCTTTCTATATACGCAATAAAGGCTTAGAAAAACAAATAGATACAATACTAAGCAAGCTCCGTGATGATATCGAGGCCTATATCGGTGACGGCGTAGTCAGTCAATGGGATATGGCAAATCTAAAGAATAATAAGATGGTGGGTAAGTGGGCTGACGGAATTAAGCTGACTAAAAATGGTATACCGACCTCGTTTAACCAATTGAATATGGAGGCGTTAGATACATTTCTTACAAGGACTACAGCAGGATTAAAAATTAGCGATAGGGTCTGGAATATAGTTAACGGGGCAAAAGACCAGATAGAATTATATTTGGCAAGTGGGATATCTACCGGGAGAAGTGCGGCAGGTATTGCAAGGGATATTAAGCAATACCTTAATGAACCGAATAGATTATTTAGGCGGGTAAGGCAAGAGGGGAAATTAATATTATCTAAGGCAGCCAAAGGCTATCACCCGGGGGCTGGTATTTATAGAAGCTCTTATAAAAATGCTTTAAGGTTAACAAAGAATGAAGTGAATGTTTCTTATAGATTAAGTGACTACACAAGACGGCAACAGCTTGATTTTGTGACAGGAATTGAGGTTCATTTATCAGCTGACCATCCGATTTTTGATATGTGTGATGATCTGGTAGGGGAATATCCGAAGGGTTTTATATTTGACGAATGGCACGTGGGCTGCATTTGTTATACTACTTCAATCATGCTAAACGAAAAAGATTCACTTGAATATATGGAGACTGGGAAGATTGCTAAGGCTAATTATATTAATAAGATTCCAAAGGGAGCAGAGGCTTGGTTAAGTGAAAATGCTAAGACGGTAGCGGGATATAAGCATATACCGGATTGGATTAATAATAATTTTACAAAGGGGTTCGAGTTAAAGAAAAGTATTGTCGAGGTGAAATAGAATGCCATTAATGAGATGTAGTTCAGAGAATAAACCCGGCTGGAAGTATGGAGATTCGGGGGCTTGCTATACTTATACTACTGGCGATAAGAAATCCGAAGCAACGGCTAAGTTAAAAGCCATTAAGCAAGGGGTTGCTATTAGTAAAAATTCAGGTGAGAAATTTAAATCATAAAAAGAAAAAGGAGGAATAAATGAATATACCGCAATTTGATTTAACGACTCAATATAACTCTATAAGCTCAGAAATTAACCATACCATTAAATCCGTTCTTGAATCTGGCATAGTTATCAATGGCGATAATGTAAGACTAATAGAAAACTTTATTGCCTGCTATTCCGGCACTCGATATGGCGTAGGCGTGGCCAACGGTTCAGACGCTCTCTATATAGCCTTAAAAGCTGTAGGAATAACTAAAGGTGATTATGTTATAACGACACCCTTTACATTCTTTGCTACTGCTGGGAGCATAGTTAGAGCGGGAGCGACTCCGGTATTTGTAGATATCGAGCTGGATACTTACAATATAGATCCTGCAAAAATACAAGAATATATGAAAGCTAATTTAGAGATTGGTAAAAATGTTAAGGCAATTATCCCTGTCCATCTATTCGGCCAGATGTGCAAAATGGATAAGATTATGGACATAGCCTGCATATATAACTTAAAAGTAGTAGAAGATTGCGCACAGGCTATAGGCTCAGAATATCTCGGCAAAAGAGCCGGAAGCTACGGAGACCTTGCAACCTTCTCTTTTTATCCTACGAAAAATCTTGGCACTTATGGAGATGGCGGTATGATTATAACCTCTTCAAAAGAATATGCTGATTATTGCCGGCTATTCCGTTCTCATGGTGCAGACCCTAAATACTATCATAAAGTTATAGGCATTAATTCCCGCTTAGACGAAATACACGCTGCTATATTGCTTATAAAGTTAAGGTATTTAGATAAGTGGATAAGTGATAGATTCAAGGTGGCACGCAGATATTATAA